TCAGCGCATCGGGCAGGGCGTTATGCAGTTTGTTAACAAGTGGTGCCGGTACTTCGGCGGCAAGAATTTGACGTATCATTCTCCGAACGTGCTTAGGTGGGATGACTGGCCACCGAACGCGCTGTATCTCGAGGAATACTGGAAGCTCCGGTATCCACACCTGAACGACGCGCCTGAGGTCTGGAACAGCGAGGGCCGGGACTACGACCTGATCCGGGTGCCACGATACAAAGACTTTTATCGCACGAGGATAATCTGATGGACCGAATCTGCGTAAACGTGACTCACGATGTAATCTGCGGCCACCCGGTAAGCCAGCATGACAGCGGCGGATGCTGTGCGTCTATGCGTTGTCCATGCTCACATCTGACGCTGTCAAAGCAGGACGAATTTGACCCGGCTGAACCAAAAGGACCAAAGTCAATCCCATAAAAAGGCGGTATGGTATGGGATAATGAATCCATGTTCACTCAATTAGAATGGTCTGAAATCGTCTCAAAAGGTGTTGCGAAGGTTGAATCCATGAAGGCCGCCAACACGGTGGCATCCCCATCTGGATGCGTATTCTGGACTGCTGCAAATGTTCAAGGTTACGGCGTTGTGACGGTCAAAACTTCGGTTGGATGGCGAACGTTTCGCATAACGCGATTGATCGCAGCTGCGGCTGGAATGGTAGACATGTCCGATCCGAAGTCGATGGTATGCCACCGATGCGACAAACCTGAGTGCATCAACAGAGATCATTTCTTCAGAGGAACTCAAGCTGACAATCTTCACGATGCGAATGAGAAAGGCCGGATGGTGGTTCCTAACTTGCAGGGCGTGGAACATCCTCACGCCAAACTTTCAGAGGATCAAGTTCGAGCAATCAGATGCGCGTCTGGTTCACAGCGAGAACTGGGGCGACGATTCGGAGTGAGTCACTTCGCTATCGGGCAGATAAAACGCGGCAAACAATACAGGAGCGTACTATGACAGTTTTCGGGATGTTGAGGATTAAGGACGAGAATCGTTGGATTCGACAGGTGATCGAGGCTGCGTTGCCACTGTGCGAACGCATCTTTATTCTCGACGATCATTCGACCGATGCCACGCCGGAAATCTGCGCTGAGATGGGGGAACGTGTTACCGTCATTAACTCCGCGTTTGAAGGTTTCGACGAATCGCGGGACCGCGAATACCTGCTTTCTCGGCTGCTAAACAGCGTCGGAGATAACCACCTGTGCGGTGACGTGCAAAGTCCGTTCTGGGCGCTGGCAATCGACGGGGACGAGCTGCTAGACAGTGCTGGGGTAAAGGCAATCCGCAAGACGTTGGCGGCCACACCGTACCACGCCTTCAAGTTGCCAATTCGATACTTGTGGAATTCCGATCTCAGTCTGGTAACCACGCCGGGGCATCGCAAGGTTCGCATGGACGGGGTATATCAGCACTTCGCAAGACCTTCCGTGTTTCGGCTGATGAACAGGAACTTTCGGTTTCAGCGGACGCCGTTTGGCAACGGGGCAAACTTTCATTGTTCCAGCATTCCGCAAGAACTGCTGCACGCGGCGCACGTACTGATACCCGGCGCTCCGCTTTGGCATCTCGGTTACAACTACTGCGAGGATCGAATTCGGAAGTACCAATGGTACAACCGGCTGGACCCTAACAACGAACCGGAAGACCGTTACCGGCACATGGTAGCCGGGGACGTGCCAGAAATAGACGCTGACGCAGTCTTAAAGCACGCGGGGCCTTTGAGACTTGAAATGCTGTAAGCTGTAATCACTCCATTCGTTGAACTCCCTATCGCCGTCAGTCAGGCCTGCAAGCCGCTGACGGCGTTTTCTTTGGTAGGCTGTAAAGCATATGAAAGAGCCAGCAGCGTGAACGCGATTGAGGTGGTGCGTTGCAAGTTTGCAAGTTTGCAAGGCTGGCGGCTCGACTGGTCTGAATTTTCGCTTAGATCTGGATGGGGCACCGTGGCATCATTTGGCCGACGAATGTGCTCAATAGTTGTCATGTGCATTGGATTGTTCATGGCAAATCCGTTATCGATGCCGTCTCAGACATCGATGCAATACGAAATCAAGTCCGACCTGAAAGCGGCGGCAGCAAGGCTGGATTCTCTGGAAGCCAAACTGATGACGATGCCGCAGGATGTGGCCGTGCTCAAAGAACAGACGGCGCGAAACAGTGAAGCGCTCGAAAGCATGAATACGCGCAGCTGGGGTTTAATCGTGATGCTGGTGGCGTGGGCTTGCCGGAGCCTGTTCCTGGATCTAGGCGGCAAAGAGAAAAAGACTCTGCGATAATCGTTGGTCGTTGAGCTGCAAGTTTACTGTAAAATCAAAACCATGACGCTGAACCCAAGCACATGGTTTCGACCGGACCCGTTAGCAACACCATTACCAGACCTGATTCGCGTGGCATCTGCCGGCTACCAGCGGGAAGCCTCGCAGCAGCAGACAATCCGCACGTTATACGGGGCACTTGATGAGCTGCAGGCCTTGGAAGCGCTGCGTATCCGGGAGCAGTCCGAAGATGACGGCGAACTGCGGGAGGCGCTGGCGATGGCGGGGCCGACGTGGCAAATGCCAACAGTAGTAAACGGACCCGGCGGCAAGGTACTGCGCGAAGCGATCGACGCAACCGGCGCTTACGGCGACGTAGAACTGGCGCTTCAGAACGCGGAATGGCGGCGAGAGGTAAACGGTTCGTGGACGGAGTTCTCACGGTGGGGCATTCAGCAGATTATGCTGATCTCCCGGTTGTACTTCATCAAAAATCCGATGATTCAGCGCGGCATCAACGTTTCGGCTCAGTACGTTTTTGGGCGCGGCGTGGAGATCACAAGCACGGACGAAAGCGCGAATGAGGTAATCAAAGACTTTCTGAAACGTAACGAACGCGTGCTCGGGCAGGTTGCATTGCAAGATCTCGACCGGCGCAAATACTACGACGGCAATCTGTTCTTTGCGCTTCACTCTGACCCGCGTGACACCGGCGAAGTTAACATTCGGACTATCGACGCGCTGGAGATTCAAGAAATCGTATCGGACCCTGACGACACGGATCTGCCGCAATACTATCGGCGGCAATGGGTCAAAAAGAGCTTCGACTACAGGAGCGGCGCGGTATCCTACACGACGATCACGGCATGGTATCCGGCTCTCGGTTACGATCCAGCAGACAAGCCGGCAACGATTGGCAGCTACGACGTTATGTGGGATGTTCCGATTTATCACCGGAAGTGTGGCGGCGTCGGCAAATGGCAGTTTGGCGTTCCGCTGGTTTACGCGGCTCTCGATTGGGCAAAGGCTCAGCGACGGATGCTGGAATCGTTTGCGACGATTCGGATGAGCTTGGCTCAGATCTCCATGACGCTGACGACGAAAGGCGGCCAGCAGGCACTTGCCGGCATGAAAGATCAATTATCTACCACGGCTGGGCCGAACAGTTCATGGCTCGACCGCAACCCAACGGCGGTAGATGGCAGCGTGTTTGCATCGGGACCTGGCACAAAGCTGGAAGCGTTTAACACGACTGGCGCTGGCGGTGATCCGTCTCAAGTGCGTGAGTTCAAATTGATGGTAGCAATGGTGTTTGGCATTCCTGAATCGTTCTTTAGCGACATGAACACCAGCAACCTTGCCACGGCTACCAGCTTGGACCGTCCTACCGAACTTGGGTTCATGGCAAAGCAGGAGGAATGGCGCGAGGATCTGGCGATAATGATTACCTACGCGCTACGCATGAGCGTTACAGGGCCGTCTGGCAAGCTGCGCGAAGCTTTGAATGCTCGGAGTATCCCGGTAACCATTCCGATAGTCGAGGCAGCAAGAAAGCGGGGAACAAACAACAAGATGGTCTACGAGGCTGCATCTGACGCGGCCATCGAAGTTGTGGTCAATTTTCCAACGATTATGGAAAGTGACGTTCCGGCGCAGGTTAACGCCATTGTCGCGGCCTACATGGGTGGCCAGGGTATCGACCAGAAAGAAGCGGTGCGGCTGCTCGGACAACAGGTTGACATTGAAAACAACGAGGACGTGCTGGAGCTGCAATATCCGTCTGAAGGTCCAGACGCCTACAGCCCGCTGCGAACCAATGACTCGATGGATACCGCAGACGCTCCGGACCCTGCGCTGCAGACCGAAGAGGCGAAAGCTGCTGTCACGCGGCTGTCTCGTGCGCTGAAACTGTTCCGCGAGGCTATCCGATGATTGAATTTATGGCACACGACGACTGCTGCTCTAAGCATTTTTCGCGGGCGTGCAAGGCCGATCTGGTAAACACTGATGCGTGGACGTGTCCAAAATGCGGCTGCGAATGGCGGGCGGCTGAAGTTGCCGATGCGGCAAGAACGTGGGCACCAATTATTACGGCAGAGATTATCCGGGTGCGCGGGTGATCGCTGAAATCCACGCGCTGGCGGAACTGATTGAGGCCGAAATCAAAGGCCTGCGGGCACCAGAGCACGCACAGGAACTTGAGCCGATTGTCCGCAAGGTCATGCGTCTGATGGCAGGGTACTTCAGGCGGCAAGGGCGGCTGATGGTGTCAGCGGTAACGATGAGAAAAGCCAAAGCTGACGCTAAAGTAGTAGACGCGTGGATGAGTTCCGTGTCACCGCTGGCGTTGTCGATTGCGGCAAATGATTCAATCCGATACGAAGCGCTGATTGAACTGGCAATCATAAAGGCTGAAACTCAGCTATCCGCTCAACTTGATAGTATGGCGCTCATACCCGAGACAAAGATGAGCCAGTATCTAAAAACCAATTCACTCTCAAAGCTCACCGGGACATTGGCGGAGACGACGAAGCAAAAGTTGCGGGACGCCATCACGCTGGCAGTGCGAAGCGGAGGTACAAATGACGACATCGTTCAGGCAGTCAAATCAACGGTGAAGGAATTCAGTAGTGTTAGATCCAAACTCATTGCACAGACGGAAGTGAACAACGCGTACAACTTTGGGCGAACCGAACTGGCGCGGTCTGCCGGGTTTACGCAAAAGCGGTGGGTTACGGAAAGCGGCAATCCGTGCGCGATCTGCATCTTAAACGAGGCCGAAGGGTATATCGGAATTGATCAAACGTTTCTGTCTGGCGATCAAAGGCCGACGGCGCATCCTCGCTGTTTTTGCTCGCTAGACTTCCGGCAGATCATACGTTAAATCCTTGACGGCGGAACGCTGCCAGAATGAAGTTCTTCGATGCGTCATACGCAGGGCGCATGAACGGGCGGGCGGCCATACCGATCCAGCCCTGCCCTTTGTAGTCGTAGATCCAACTGCCGGTAATCGGTACGCCTTCAGTGGGTAGCGGCGGGTGTGGCGCGGCAGCACCAATCAGGCCAGTCCCATACTCGACAAACGCGGCATGGTTTGCACCAGCATAGATCGTGCCGACGACGATCTTACCGTTGAGATCCACCTGCACAGCAATCGAACTGCGCAATTCTCCTGTGTCTACCGGCACGAGGATCTTGGCAGCGTCCATGACCGCAACGCTGGATTCAGTGACGGCAACTTTGACTTGGTTTATAATTTCCTGCTCAATACCAGCAAGGTTGCCAGGCTTAAAACCGGAACTGGCGCGAGGATTCACTGTTTTCAGGTTACGACAAAATCAACGTGCTTTGGGCGGACCAATGTTGGGCGCATAGCCTGACGAACGACGCCAACGGCTTCCCCGGCTGAGATCTGGGCGCGTCCCATTGCGTCAAACGTTGCCATTAGAGCCTCGCGCATGGCTTCGCAGCCATCACCGAATCCGGCTCCACGAGCTTGCACGAGCTTTGTTTCGGTGTACTCGCGCTGGTAAGCTGCTCGACACTCCAGACACCATGCGTCCTTACCTCGGGCAGCGGGCCGGTCACAACCTTCCTTGGAGCACGTTTTGTCGTTTGCCATTGCTTTTAATGTTACTAAAACATTCTCACGGTTTCTTGTGGTGACCGTGGGCTGAACTGTACTATCGCACCAGATGGCACTCCGGGCAGGATTCACGGTTGTAGCGCAGAAGCTTCAGGAAGCAGCAGCGGGTATGTCTACCGCCGATCTTGAAATGCGCCTCCGTAAGGCTTTAGACGAAGCGCACGAGAATGCCGGCATGTATGGAAACATCGTGGCCGTATTTGGCGACGAGAATGCCGGTCACGTTGTTTACTCGCATAACGACGACTTGATGAAGGCGGCGTATACCTCCAACGCATCCGGGGCCACCATCGCAATGGATAGCGCTGTCGAAGTCATGCCGATGACGACCTACGAAATGCACATGGGTGAGATCGAAGCGATGGAAGCCGGGGCGCGGAACTCGCGGCGGGACATGTCGCAGCTCCAAGCGATACACGATGCGTCAATGAAGCTCG